GATGGTAAGAACATAACAAGAGATACGATAGCAAGAATGGCATCTTTTAAAAGGCATCAACAACATAAAGATGTACCATATACGGAGGGTTGTGGTGGTTTAATGTGGGATGCTTGGGGTGGTAGTGCTGGAGTAAATTGGGCAATTAATAAATTAAAACAAATAGATAAGAAATGATAACAGATTTTAAAACATTACTTATAAATATAGGAGCATTTGGAATTTCAATGACAAATATAGACATAGCATTAAAAATACTACTTGTAGTTGTTACAATAGGATATACAGTACAAAAGTGGTATTTACTAAATAAGAATAAAGACAAGTAGTGCCCAAGAAAAAGTTTAAAGACACAAGAGTAGGAAAGTTTTTGGTAAAAGCAGCACCAAGCATATTAGGTGTTGCTGGAGATTTATTACCAGATGCTGGGGTACTCGGTATGGTTAAACAACTTATTTCAAATGATAGTGCTTTACCACCTAAAGACAAAGAAGAAGCATTAAAACTTATTGAACTTGATATAATAGAAGCACAAGAGGTTAGTAAACGCTGGACTGCTGATATGTCTTCTGATAGTTATTTAAGTAAAAACACAAGACCAATGACTTTGATATTTCTTACAGTAGCAATGGTTTTTTTAATAGTTCTTGATAGTTTAGATATTGACTTTGGTGTAAATGTAGAATGGATTGAATTACTTAAAAGCCTATTAATAACAGTTTATGTTGCTTACTTTGGTTCGAGAGGAGTTGAAAAGTTTAAATATATATCCCAAAAGAAATAGAATACATACCCAAAATCATTATTTTTATATTTTTAATATATTTTTTTAGATATATTATTTTTTATATTTATATATGTATAAAGATATTTTTATACTTATATTTATAAAAAGTTTAAATTTATTACTTTTATTTTAAATTACAATGAAAAATTATGGAAAATACAAAATGCCTTAAAATTAGAAAAGAACACTATATGCTATCAATTAGGGGAGAAGTTATAGGTGAGTTTGAATTAAGTGAATTAAGAAACATTATGGAAATTATAGATAATGCCATCTAAAAAAGTTAGTAGAAGCAAACTTGTTAAAAAGCTGGATGCAGTATTTAGTCAATATATAAGGCTAAAAGATTCAGTAGATGAAATAGCAACTTGTTTTACTTGTGGAAAAAAAGACCATTGGAAGAAACTACAAAACGGACATTTCCAAAGTAGAAAGCATTATGCCACAAGATGGGATGAACAAAATTGCCAAGTACAATGTGCTGGTTGTAATGTTTTTAAATATGGAGAACAATTCTTATTTGCAAAGTATTTAGATGAAAGGTTTTATGCTGGGTTATCTGATGAACTATACTTTAAGTCAAAACAAATCGTTAAGTTTTCAAATATAGAAATAGAAGAAATGATTTTAAAATATAAAAACTTGGTAGATAGTATGTAAAACAGTATATTTGCTTTAGTTTGTTTTGTTATGTTTAAATTGGGTGGTAGAAATACTGCCCTTTTTTTTGTTATTAACAAAATTATTAATATATTTGGTCTATTATTAACTTAAAAAACAAAACAAATGGAAACAAAAACAAATTTAACATCAAGCGACAAAACATTTATTCACTATGTTTTAAAACATTATGCAAATAATACAGAGGGTCTTGACCAAGATGATGTTTACGAAATTTATGATATTGCAAATAAAGTTAAGTCTTTGTAATGATAAACACAAACTTTAGTAACCAAACGACAAATCAACTACTTACTGAATATCAGTTTAGGGTTGAAGCCTTACAAAACAAGATAGAAGAATTAAAGGCAATTCTTGAAGTTAACAATTTAATATAACAAAAATGGAACGAAACAAATTAGTAGAGTTGTACAAAAAGTATAATTTACAAAAATCTGATGTATTTAAACACCAACATTTTGTAATAATTACAAGACAAGGTATTGAGAAAATACAAGCACAAGAAAACATTAAAATTTCTTATAAGGTAATTAAATGTGAGCCTAATTTTGCAGTAATTAAAGCAACTGCATTTTTAGATACAAAACCTATATATACTTGTGAAACATTTGGTTCAGCATTAAAAGGAGCAACTTTTAAAGATGGTAATACAAACAGTTGGTATGTAATGGAAATGGCAGAGAAAAGAGCATTGTCAAGAGCAGTACTAAAACTTACTGGATTTTATCAGTTAGGCGTTTTTGGAGAAGATGAAAGTGATGATTTTAAAAGAAAATAATTATGAGAAAACGAAAAGTAAAACCACCTTTAAATGATAAAATAAAATTTATACCTTGTGATGAAAATAGACAAATATATTCATATACAAGAACAGATAAAAAATCAGCACAAAGGGAAATAAAGTAAATATTAACTAAATTTAAATAAATATGAGTACATTAATTACTGGGTCAATTAGAGTTGACAAATTACCAAAGGAAAAATTCATCAAAGGAAAGGATGGAGCAGTTTATTACAATCTTACAATTTCAGTTGGAGATGAAACAAGATACGGAAACAACGTAGCTTTTATGGATAGCCAAACTAAAGAGGAAAGAGAAGCAAAAGTTCCTAAAACTTATTTAGGTAACGGCAAAGTTGTTTGGACTAAGGACGGAACAATACAAGTCGCAGAACGAGAGGAAGAAAAAGTTTTAGTTGCAGTAGATGAGCAAAGTGGCGATTTGCCATTTTAAATTACAAAGGGTATTATTAATTTAATGCCCTTTTTTTTTATATATTTATAAAAAATTATTTATGACAGAACAAAAACAAACAGAACAAGATATGCTAATGGAGTTTATACACGATGATTGCATTGTGGATATAGACAAAAAAATTGATTACCCACCAGTTGCTTTAAGTTATGGGGAAAAACTTATACAAACAAAAGAAAAAGATATATTAGTTCCTGTAGCCTTGGGAACTTTTGGAAATTTAAGTGTTATCACTGCACCACCAAAAACAATGAAAACATTTTTTGTATCATTATTGGCTTCAGCTTTTTTAAGCAACAGCAATATTTATGTTGGAAATATAAAGGGTCATAGGGGTAACGGAAACCTTTTACATATAGATACAGAGCAGGGGGTGTGGCATTGTAGTAAAGTTTTCAAACGACCTTTAGATATGGATAAAAATATTCCAAAAGAAAAATACCACCATTTTGCTTTACGTACAGTTGGGTACAAGGAGCGACTTGATTTTATAGAATGGTTTTTAAAAAACAAAATAGAAAAAAAATCGTTAGTTATTATTGATGGGGTTGCTGACTTATGTGGAGATGTAAATAATATAGAGCAAAGCAATGCTTTAGTTGCAGCATTAATGAGAATTAGCACGCAGTATAATTGCCATATAATAAATGTAATACATCAAAACTATGGTAGCCAAAAATTAGGAACAGGACATTTAGGAAGTGCATTAGAGAAAAAAGCAGAAACAGTAATATCATTGGAAGCAAATACAGTAAATAAAAATTGGGTAACAGTTAAGTGTGGTAGAAGCAGGGGTTATTGTTTTGATACATTTAGTTTTGAAGTTAATGATTATGGGTTACCACAAGTTGTAAATAATATATACGACCCTTTAGCATAATGGTAGAAAAAACAATGATTCTTATTGCACAAAAGCACAAAACCTGGATAGAAATAGTTACCAGCTTTGGTTGCCCAAGCGAAACATCAGAAGACATAGTACAAGAAATGTATATTAAGATACATAAAAAACTAACTAATGGTTTGGATATTATGTATAATGATGAGGTAAACTACTATTATATATTTAAAACATTAAGAACATTGTTTTACGATTTAAAACGCAAAGAAAAAAACATTACTATTATTAATATTGAAGATGTAGATATAGACAAGTCTATTTCAGATATTGATTATGATAAAGCATACGCAATAATAAAAAAAGAATTAGATAATATGTTTTGGTATGATAGGAAAGTATTTGAAATAATTAATAGTGGAGAAAGTATAGCAGAGTTTAGTAGAAAATCATACATACAATACTATTCATTATATAACACTTACAACAAAGTAAAAGATAAACTAAAAAAATTATTATGAGTTTAATTAGAAATAAAGGTCAAATAAAACAAGGAATAGATTTTAGTGGAATTAAAAATGGCTCTATACACCCAACAGATATTGATGCAGTATTAGAATTTAATAATGAAGCTATAATATTTATAGAAGTTAAAAGAAAGGGCAATGATTTACCTACTGGTCAAAGATTATTACTTGAAAGAATTTGTGATAGTTGGCATACAAAAAAATCAATATCATTGTTTTTAACACACGAAAATTATAATAGTGATGAACTTATTGATTTAAAAAACTGTAAACTTTCTAAATATTATATGAATGGTAAATGGATTGATTCAGAAACAAATATTAATACAAAAGAAATACTAAATAGGCTTGGGAAATTTTGGAATATTAAAAAGTTAAAAATATGAAATTAGGAAACCTTATTTATTACATTACTAAATATACTGGTGTAAAATACCTTGTTGATACTTGGCATAAATTACGAGGTACGAAATGTAACTGCAATGAACGTAGAAAAAAGTTAAACGAAATAAAAATAGACCGATGGTAAAATTTAATAAACAAGACTATGCAAAATGGGAAAACTTTAGAATGGGTACAAAATCACACCTTGAGCCAAATGAATTTGAATTGGTATGCAAGTTACACGCAGAGTATCACAAACACAATTACTATAAGCCTTGCACCTGCAACCCAAAAACAATAAAGCAATGGATAAAAGACTTAAATGTTATATGGAATAATGGTATTAAATAAAATACACCAGCTTGAAAAAGCAATGGTAGTGCTTCTTAATTTTGATGGTTGGGAATTAGAATGGAGTGGGGAGGGTATGGAACGATACGATGCTAAAGGTAAAACACCAAAAGGCTTTGATTGTGTTATAGAAATGAAATTTAGAAATAAATACTATGAAACGAAGATGCTGGAAAAAGATAAGTATGATGCCCTTATGAAATTAGATAAGGATATTATAAAAATATACTTTGTAAATGATACTAAAGGTAATTTTATGTATTACCTAAATACATTAGAAATGCCAAAGACCGAAAAGAAATATTGCCCAGATACTACAATGTGGACAAAAAAAAGACTGCTTAAAGATGTCTACCTGCTTAAAGAAAACGATGCAGTTAGAATTAATCTAAATAAATAGTATTAATAATTTTGTTTATAACTTTATTTTTTTTTATATTTGTTCTATTATTAATTATAAAATATAACAAAATGAAATTTACAAAACAAATGTCGCTTATTAGTCAAATATGGTTTTATCTTAAAAAAACTCATAACGAACAAGATTACAAAGACCTTTTTAATTTTTCAACACAAGAATTAGAAGAAATATTATCAGACATTGAGTTTGACAAAAAACATTATTAATCATAATAACAAAACAAATGTTACACAAAAAACGCTTACACAATTTAATAGATTTATTTAAAACATCTTTTGAGCATAATACTTATGTTATTAATCAACTTGAAATTTTAGAATTAGAAATTGAAAGAGACCTTATACAAAACAGTTATGATACTGTTGATGAATTTAGCGAACGATTAAATATTAAGTAATGAAAGTTAATGATGCAGTTTGGAAAGGCTTAAAAAAGCAAATAGAACATTATACAGAGTTAGATAATGAAATAACAGACATTACTATAAATTATCAAGTAAAACGTTCTAAAGACAAAAACTATTTAAAACTAACAGTAAAACAATAACAATGGAAAACAAAACAATTTACATACACGAAACGCATACATTGTATGCAGAAAATGGAGAACTACATTTGCTTTATGATGATGGCGATTATGATAAGCAATTAGTATTTAATGCAGAAACTTTATATAATGATTTGCCAAGCATAATTAGGCTATGCGTTGAACAGAAAAAAGAAAGTGATAAAAATACACTTGAAAGACTTAAAAGCACAATACAAGAATTATGATATTATTAGTAGATGCAGATAGTTTAATATTCGCTTCTTGTTATAAAAAGCGTGAAACTCCAGAAGATGAAAAATATTATACAGATATAAAAGATTCAAGAGCAAAGTTTGACGAGCAGTATATGAAGATAATTAATGACCTCGAAGAAAAATATACTATTGATAAGGTTTTATGCTTCAGTAGTTCAAGAGGTAATTTTAGAAAACTTATAACAAATAAATACAAGGCTAATAGAAAAAAACAAGAAAAGCCACCATTACTAAATGAAATGCACCAATACGTAGTTGATTATTATGATAGCATTGTTGGTTATGGTATTGAAACAGATGATGCAGTTGCAAGGTATTGGCATCAAATAAGTAGTGATTTTGGTAGAGACGAAGTAATGATTGTTTCAATAGATAAGGACTATAAACAGTTCCCAGCACTTATATACAACTATCACTACAAACATCAATGCGTATATGATATATCAGAAGATGAAGCTATGTTTAATTTCTATGCTCAATGTATAGTTGGGGATAGTGCAGATAACGTGCAATACTTCAAAGGTAAAGGAATTAAATTTGCTGAAAAATATTTTGCAGATTGTTTTACAAAATATCAATACACAAAAAAATTATATAAACTTTTTAAAGAACAGTACAAAGGTAAAGCAAAACAAAAATATATAGAGTGCTGGAATTTATTAAAATTAAGAACAAATTAATATGGAAAAAAATATAGAAAAAGATTATTACTATGATTTAAAAAAAATAGTAACATACATTGAAACTGTAGCTAATGTCAATATTTCAACAAGAAGCAGGAAAAGACATTTAGTTGAATTAAGGGGGTTATACTTTAAACTTGCATTAGAAACTACAAACTACACTTATGAGAAAATTGGTAAAATAGTAGATAGAGACCACGCTTCAGTTTTACATTCAAGAAAACACCTTTTTGATAAAATTATGTTAGACCATACAATATTAGAAATGTATCATAATTATAAAGTTGAAGTCTTAGGGCAACAGGTTACAGAGTTTTATGAAAACCAAAAACAATTTAATATATTAAAAAATAAATACAATACTTTATATTCAAGATATGGCTCTTTAAAAATAAGGTATAACAATGTAATGAAAGGTCTTGATGATGACTTAACAGATAATGAAAAAGGTTACAGAAAATTAAGCAAAAAAAATAAATATGAATATGACAAGAGGGTTGACTTAATTTTAAAAAGTTTCAAATGGAAAGAACAAAACCAGACTGGAGAAATAATTATTGGAAGTGGTTCAGTAAATGATGCAAGAGGAGTTTTATAATGGATTGGGAATTAGAAATACAACTGCACTACCCACACGATAGATTTATGTTAGGGTGGGAATTTTTACAAGCAACAGAAGAATACAATTATAGAACTATAAAACTATATTTATTTATAGTGACATTTACACTTGACTTTTAAACGAGAGTAAATAAAAACTTTAGACTTTTAAAAACCAAACAATTAATACGTTATATATATGATACAGAAAGTAAAGATTACAGAAGTAAAAACAAATGCATCAAACCCACGAATAATTAAAGATAGTAAATTTGATAAATTAAAAACATCTTTAAAAGAGTTTCCAGAAATGTTAAGGCTTCGCCCAATAGTTGTAGATGAAAACAATATTATACTTGGTGGTAATATGCGATACAAGGCTTGCCAAGATTTAGGAATGAAAGAAGTGTTTGTAATTAAAGTATCAGACTTAACAGAAGAACAAAAAGAAGAATTTACAATAAAAGACAACGTAGGTTTTGGAGAATGGGATTGGGATATACTTGCAAACCAATGGGATAACGTACAGTTAAAAGATTGGGGAATGGACGTATGGCAACCAGAAGAAGATGTTGATTATTCTATATTAAATGATATTGACTTGGGAGACACTTTAGAAGAAAAAACTGATGGAGTTAAACGTGCATTAATGATTGAATTTGAAGCAGGAGATTATGACGAAGCTAATGAATTAATTAGTAATGCAAGAAAGGACGGTCAAGATGTAGGCAGGGTTGTTTTAAATGCTTTTAAAAATTTATTATTATATTAATTATTGGTGAATGTGGTGTAGGTAAGACTTGGGTAATGAAAAACTTACTCAATAATACAAGAGGGTATAAACTTGGATTGTTTTTGTTTAATGAAAATGAAAAACATATTATTGTTGGAAAATATGATAATTCAATTTTTAGTGGTAGTGACAAGTTAAGTATGGCAGTAATGAAAGATTTAGATAAAATGTTACACTACATTAAAAAATCTAAAAAGATAGCAGTTTTTGAGGGAGATAGGTTTATGAATAGTAATTTCATAAAAAAGTGTAAACCTTACATTATAAAAATAAATGGAGACGGTGCAGGTGGAAGATTAAAAAGAGGTTCTAATCAATCTGAAAGACAATTAAAAACTATTAAGACAAGAGTAAAAAATATCAAGTATGATATTGAAGTTAAAAACTCTGACGAATGTTTAAAAATAATACAACGATATGAAAACAATTAAATTAATACAACAAGAACACAAAACGAAGATAGGAAATAATTGCCCTTACTTTAAGCCAAACATTAAAGAAGATTGTTTTTTAGAAGTTGATAATGAAATTATTGGTTTTTATATTAAAGACGTGTCTAAATATAGTAAAAAATTAAGTCAGCTAATATCTATAAGCAACAAAGAGTTTAGAAGTGATAATGTACCGAAATCATTATTAGAAAGAAGCGATGTGTTTCAAAAAGTATATCAAGAGGGGATGACACGAAAAGAAGCTATGAAAGAGGGAACAATACAAATGAGTTCAATTTTAGGAAGTATTGCACCTAAAGCACATATGCGTAGACCATATCCAACAATATCTGCAGTACATAGAGAAAAGAGTGCAAACACTTACATAAAAGCTATGTGGGCAGCTTCTGTTGAAGCAGAAAAAATCATTGAACAACTTACACCACATATACATAAAAGCCAGTTAGAACTCTTTAAAGACATAAATAAAAAATGGAGATTTGGAAACATATTTACAAGTAGTATATCAAATTATAATATATCAGCAGCGTATCACAGAGATACAGGGAACATCGTAGGTGCAGTAAATGTAATATTAACAAAAAGAAATAATGCAGACGGTGGTTGTTTAAATGTTCCAGATTACAATGTAACATTTGCACAAGAAGATAACTCAATGTTAGTTTATCCTGCTTGGAAAAACATCCACGGAGTTACACCTATAATAGAAACATCAGAAAAAGGTTACAGGAATAGTTTAATTTTCTATCCATTAAAAGCATTCAAAGGAATATAATATGAACAAAAGTAGACACATAAAAAAAGAAAGTTTTTTAAAAGCACTTGAAAAAAGTTTAGGAGTTGTAACAGTAGCTTGTAAGAAATCAGATGTACCAAGAAGCACATATTACAAATGGCTTAAAGAAGATGAACAATTTGCAAAAGAAGTTAAGGATATTGAAAATGTTGCATTAGATTTTGCAGAAAGTAAATTACACGAACAAATATCTGATAACTCAACGGCAGCTACAATTTTTTATTTAAAGACAAAAGGAAAAAAAAGAGGGTATATAGAAAGACAAGAAATAACTGGCGCTGATGGTATGCCGACAAATTTTCAAATAGAAATAATTGACAAAACAGAAGATACAGACAAATAAGGTTTACAAGCATTTATCCAATAGTGATAAAAAAATTATTGTAGAGCAAGGTGGTACAAGAAGTGGTAAGACTTATAATATATTACTATGGGTTATCTTTAAGTATTGCACCAATAATACAAATAAAGTAATTACAATATGTCGTAAGTCATTCCCAAGTTTACGTGCAACTGTAATGAGAGATTTTTTTTCTATATTACAAAAACATAATTGCTATACAGAAACTTTGCATAACAAATCAAATTCAGAATATTACTTAAATGAAAACCTTGTTGAATTTATTTCATTAGACCAGCCACAAAAAGTTAGAGGACGTAAAAGAGATTTACTATTTGTAAACGAGGGTAACGAGTTGTATTATGAAGATATGCAACAGTTACTCTTTAGAACACAAGAAAGAGTTATATTAGATTTTAACCCAAGTGATGAGTACCATTGGATATACGATAAATTAATAACAAGAAACGATTGTGATTTTTTTAAAACTACATACCTTGACAACCCTTTTATTGAAGATAGCATTAAAAAAGAAATAGAGCTATTAAAAGAAACTGACGAACAGTATTGGCAGATATATGGGTTAGGAGAAAGAGCAGCCAGTAGAAGTACAATATTTAATTATGTTGAGGTAAACAAAATACCTGCAAGTGCAAATTTAGTATCGTACGGAATGGACTTTGGTTACACCAATGACCCGACAGTTTTATCTTCTGTTTACATTGACAATAATGATATGTATATAAAAGAACATTTGTACAGAACACAAATGACAACCAATGATATTGATAAGTTTTTAAAAGAAGAAAACATAATTGGAACTATATACGCAGATAGTGCAGAGCCAAGACTTATAAGTGAGTTGCGTAAAATGGGTCATAACATATTTGCAAGTATAAAAGGCAGGGATAGTGTTAATGCAGGAATTGATTTATTAAAACGTTATAAAATTCACGTTGTAAATACAAGCGTAAATGCAATAGCTGAATTTAGAAATTATAAATGGAAAGAAGATAAGTCGGGTATGCTTACTAATATTCCAGAAGACAAACATAACCATATAATAGATAGCTGCCGATACGCTACTTACTCAATTTTAAGCAGACCAAACTTTGGTAAATACGCTTTACACTAAGAAACTCTATTAATAATTTTGTTTATAACTTTATTTATAATATATTTGTGTATAATTAAAAACAAAACAAATGATAAACTTACAAAAGTACAAACAGAATTTAAGAATAAACGGTAACGATGTCTGGAGTTACACTACTATTGTTGCAAAAATTAAGGGCAACGAATTACACCAATTAGGTTATTGGAGTATGACTACACAAAAACATATTAACTA